TATTACCCCCGCACATGATAAAGAATCTCTATGAAATCTATCTGTATAAAATTCATTTAACATATTAACTGTGTTGGCAGGACTCCTATGAAAATATGTTGTAATCATAGGATCTAACAAAGGACCATTTGCTACCTTTGTTTCTTCTCCATATATTTCAGAAAGATCTTTTCCTATGTACTCATCTTCATAATGTGGATATTTCCAGTCTTTAAGATTTCTCTCCTCCCACACAAAATCAAATATATCTTTCTCTATCTGTAATAATTCTTCGTTACTTCCATAACCTAATTTCTTAAACTTCTCAGATCTTATTCCTCTCCATCCTGGTCCTGTATCAGGTCTATCAGAAATTCTCCATGACCTATCTCTAATAGCAAGTTCTCTTACGTGTTCAACGTCTGGAAAATAATTATCTTTTATTGTAATGTCAATCATACTCTATCAAATTGAAAAGGTCCATAATCAGATCCCCAGACTTTTTCGTTTGTAGTCTTGGAGTATCCAATATCTATTGTAGTATATGTGGTGGTTGTTATGTGAACTCTACTTTGAACGTATGAGTCTCTCACTGTGCAATCGCATCCATACAAACCACCAGAAAAGGTATTATAATCTACTTGATTGAATAGTAGGTCACAACCACTGTTATGATGTAAATCATCTGGAGTAATACTTTCCAGATTCTGAAACCCGACGAATTTGTTTTTTTCTTTAAGGTCATAGTTTTTTACTTTCATTAATTCTCCATCCATCACAGGTTCAATAACAAATTGTCGATAAGGTCTACCTTGATCATATGTATATGCCTGTTCTCCATATATCAAATTGTTACCAATATCTTTATGTATTAGTCTAATATGAGCATAGAATGTAGGATTTTGGTATGCCTGTCTCTTATTATCAAATGTTCCTATTAATAACTCTCTAAGTCTCTGTATACTCATCCTGTAGACCAAACTTTGATAACATAGAAATCAGTGTGTCGTATGGAATCCATGCAGGATCTTCATCCATAAATTGCACTTCTACTTCTTGTACGTTTTTTTGTAAGAATCTGCTGTAAGATGTTCTTACATTTTTAACAAAAGACACTGGGTTATACATCAATAAATTGTTTCTCCAATTATAAAACCCTCAACTAAAAAAGTCAAGGGTTTATGTCTTTATATAGATTTTTATTCAAGGTGGATGCTGATACTTCTTCATCTGATTGCTTGGATAATTGTTTACGTTTAAGTTAGAAAACCTCCTTACATATACGTTTACAAATATGGTCTTTGTCGTCGCAATCAATTAAGCATTCGTAATATTCTGTGATTTTATCGTTATGGGGGTCTTGGTGTTCACCCGCCAACTGATTAAAAGGAATTAAGTTATGCATTAATTGTCTCCAAAATTTAGTTTAATAATAAAAATAACGAAAAAGGTTTTAGTGCATCTTGTTCCTCCTAATTCTTGAATTATTTAGACAATAAATGTCTGTATTCGCTGATACAATGTCTTTATCTTAACAAAAAGAAATGCCTACGTGATTGTACCTACTCGTCCATAATCATCCATTAATCTTACAATATCATCCTCTCTACACTCTCCAGTTTGAGTCTCAATAATAGTCATTCCTTCATCCCCTGCCCTTGCTCTATGTGGGGATGTTTCCATAACTATATACAAGTCTTCTGGTTTTGCATCGTATTCAGATCCATCAGTAATAACTATCCCACTCCCCTCTGTAATAACCCAAAATTCTTTTCTGTGGTTATGATATTGATAAGAGAAAGAACAGTTTGGTTTAAGATATAATCTTTTTACTTTATAATTTTTTTCATCCAATAAAACTTCATAATGTCCCCATGGTTTAATCACTTTCTCCATATACTATCTCCATTTCGTCAGTGGTTTTACTGTGTGTGGATTTTTTAGTGTTTTTACATAATCTATCACTTCATCCCGCAATGCCATTAATTCATCAAAGCAACCTTGATTGTGTGCACAACCACGCAATTTGGTATTTGGTTCATATAATGATTCAAGTAGTAAAGTTTTACTACGATCCCATTTGTCGTGGTCAGATTCGTTGCTCATTTTTTCTTTCCTTTTGATTTTTTATGTTGTGCTACAAAGTTTCTAGCAGAGGATTCATTGCGACAAAATTTTAAGATTTCACCCTCGTGTACAACTGCTATCTTTTTACCATCTGATGGTATTCCATAATATCCATCATTGGTAGCAAATCCTGCTTTACTATCCTTATAGAACCTAGCGATTGCTCTAAGTTCTTTTTGTTCGGGAGTTAAAGGCATTAAAATACTGCTGTTGTAGAAACAATAGTTGCATTTGGGTTTCTTGCAAGAGCAACCTTCTGTGCATCATGGTAGTTTGCAGCATTTACTATTTCATTGAATAGTTTTCCTGCTACCATTAGTTGTACTTTAATTTTCATAGGAGTTTCCTTTTAATTATATATTCATTATAATATAGCATTCATTCAATAATGTCCATAATGGACACTTTGTAATCTGTCACACGTTTCTGTATTAGTTTACCATATTCTTCATTAAGTTCGCAACCTATGTAATCTCTACCTAATTGTTTTGCTACCATTCCAGTAGTACCCGATCCCATGAAAGGATCTAAAATTATATCTCCTTTCTCACTCCCTGCTTTGATACAAGGTTCAATTAACTCAGGTGGAAATACAGCAAAGTGTGCACCTTTGTATGGTTTATTTGTTACTGACCAGACAGATCGTTTATTCTTTGTTGGATATGATTTTGTAAGTCCGCTATGCGGTTGGAGTCCTGTTCC